AACTTGTTGGCGCTCACTAATAGCAAAGAACTCTGTTTGTTCTCCCATAGAAAAGTTTTATCATAAATTTAGCGAAATATAAAGAGCCTCCAGAGGGGGTGGGCACCGCTGGAGGCTCATTACAAGGGACGAACACGTCGTCCCCTAGATACACCCTTCAACCCACCTTGAAGTCCTCCTTGGGAACGATCTCGCAGAGACGCTCATAAGGCCCACTCATAGGTTTTTACCGCTATCGCCCAGACTCAACTAACACGAGAGGGGATGCGGGGTTAAAGGGGTTAGTTTGTTTTAGAGCGCTTATCTGCCTCGTGATTTCGCAAGGCAAGCGCGCAAGATAAGTGGAGGGTAACAACTTGTCAATGGCACGCTCTAAAACAATCTAACGTATATCTCTGACCTAAGAGGCCAAAGATGTTAGAATTGGGGGTATAAGGTGCATGTAATGCTTTGTTGAGCATTCACAAGTTGCTATTCTAGCAAATACATGTCCTTGTGTCAATACTTTGTAACATTTTTGTTAATGTGTAAATAGACATAAGCACTAATAACAGATGAGAAGTCCCGCAATTATCAGCGGGACTTTTTATTTTAAATGGAGTCGTGACACGTATCTCGCGCCTCCAAAAAGATAAAAACTCCTGTCGCGTTCCGTTAAACCAAGTGCAGCACGCAGATGAGCTGCGGGGACAAAGCTTGAGTGACCTATACGGTGCTGTGGAGCATCAGGTCGCAAGACCAATAAGAAACATCCCGACGGGCTTCGTCGAGGTCTATTTCTTGGTACCTTAAAAATTTAGCTTATGCGCTCATTGTCAGTAATAAAGGAGCAGTGGCAATGAAGAAAGACACACCAACCAAAGAGGAAGTTTGGATACGAGTAGTTGAAGCTTATGTAAGCAGCTCGAATTCTGTAAGTAAAACGGGAGGGACGGCTTGGGCCGACTACTACGCCGACGAATATGAAAAGAGATTTAACAAATAGCCCTCGGAAGCCTAGCGGTCTTTACCGCTGGCAATGAGCGCATAAGAACGTATTGAAGGCAGTAGTGCTGGTAGTGACGAGCGGGGCGACAGTCGGGTTAATCACCCTTCCCGAACCGGACAGACCAACCATAGCCGTGGGCATAGCGCCCGCCCGTTGGTGAAAATGAAAGCGGTTAGAGGTGGCGGTGAACAATGCAATTTGCGTTTAAGTTCACTAATAGTTGATGACACCACCTCGCTCATTGCTACTAGCACCATGCCTTCAATACAAAAAAGCAGAGGGCGGTTTGTCACCAATAAACAAAAAGGCAAACCATGAAAATTATCTGTTACTACGATCAAAAGAAAGCTCAGGAGCGCAAAACACTGAAACGTGTCGTGCGCGCCGACAAGACTAACTTATTCGCATCAGCCGTAATATTCGGCGCGTTTTACATAGTGATCGGCGCAGCTTTCTAGTCAGCTTATTGCTGACAATCCGCCCTCTATGGTGTCACAAAAGGTGATGAAGAACTCTGGCGGGAACGGTCATGGACGCGTTGTTGATGTCCTTGCACACCGCCCAGACTAGGTGACGTGCGGTGCCCACCCCCTCACGTCATGACAAAGAGAACGGTACGCGACGCGGAGGGTCTCCAGTCTTCGTTACCTTCTGTGACACCACGACAAACTGTTGAGCTGACAACTGGACTAGTGTGAGGCGTACCGAAAGCTGCAATCGCGCGAAGCCGGTAGGACGTTACTAGTCTAGTTGTCAGTTCAGCGTAACTAAATTACAGGAGGACTTATGACAGATAAGAAACAAGAAGATAAAGACGTAATGGAGGTTCTACCACCGCCATCAGACGCATACATCGCTCAGGCGGAGGCAAAAAGCCTAGAGTTTATGAACCCTAAGCGATGGACAGTCATGCAGCACATGGCGCAGACGTTCATCAATTCGGGGGCCGTGCCTGAGTCCATCAAGAACGCAGCGCAAATGATAATGGTCTTCCAGGCAGGCTATGAAGCCGGTATGCAGCCGCTTGAAGCACTGAGCGCCTTCTATATCGTCAACGGCAAGATCACCATGTACGGCGACGCCGTAACGTCACAGATCATCAAAGCTGGTCACATAGTCGAATGGGACAAGAAATGTGACGACAAGTTCGCTCGCGTTACTATCACACGCGGCGACAACAGTAAGTCGATGATCGGCGAGTTTACGATCGAAAAAGCAATAGAACGCGGACTAACTACCTACAACGATGGTCGCCCCAATAAATTCTGGCAGAAATATCCAGAGAACATGCTCAAGTACAAAGCACTTGGTACAATCGCCGACTTCATTGTTCCGGATGCGCTACACGGCGCCTCCATCAAAGAAAACATTGAATCAGAAGTTGATGTTACTTCCGCAGATCGGGCAACCACCAGTAGCGACGCGGCGCAGAATGACGCTACACCCGTATCAGCGCCAGACGAAAATACCCACACATCACTAGACGAAACCTTGGCAAGCAATACAAATCAAACTGACCTCGAGAAATGGCAGGCTCGCGCAGAGCGTCTTGAAGAACTAGGTCTGGTTTGGAAGCCAAAAGCAAACTCATGGGTAAAAGCTGACTTCAACGTTGGTCGCGCTGAGCTAATGAGCCTGTCAGACGAAGAGTTTGACAAGGTAGTAGCCGACATCACTAACGAAATGCAGCGTCGAGAGGCTAGCAAACATGCAGAATAGCCTTATTGACCACTGGAGCTATAGCAGCCTTACGCTGTTTCTACGTAACCGCCTAGCGTTCAAAAAGGTCTACATCAACAAACAGTACGATAACCTGAGTAGTCCGTCGTCGGTCGTAGGTACGGCCGGTCACAAGGCGCTCGAAGCATACTACAACGGCACGCCAATTCCGGCGGCAATCGAAGTCGGCATGAAGCATATTCAAAACACGTCCGACATGGAGATTGACTACGGTAAAACCGGCTCGCGTGAAAAAATGCTCAAAGACTACACACAGGCTATCAACTTCTACTTTGAAGAGCTGCCGCAGTACCCCAAAGTTTTGGGTGTCGAATTGAGTATTACCGAGGAAATAAAGGACCGCTCGGGCAAGGTGCTAGCGCTACCAGCGAAAGCTAAACTCGATCTCTTAATTGAGAACGAGGACGGCGAGCTGTGGATCGTTGACCACAAGTTTGTCGCCAGCCACTCAGATGGCGAGAGAGACGATCCGGCCCGAATCATCCAAGCTATGTTCTGCTATCACACGGTTGAAGCAAAGTTCGGCAAGGTGCCGAAGGGCATTACCTACGCCGAGTGCAAAATCACCAAGAACAGGGATAATAGCCCGCAAATACAGCCATACGATATTGAGTTTGAGAAACATCCGGCGGACTTTCCATTCTTCTATAACATCTACAACGACTGTACGAAGGAGATATTGAAGCCTGACGTGACGTTTTTGCCGAACTTCCAAGATATGTTCGACGGTCAAAACAGTTTCGACATTTACCGACAAAACATCATCGGTGTCGAAGCGCCGGTCGCAGTCAATCACAAAACACGCGTGGTCGACTTTGTAGAAAAGTCATATGTGCCGAGTCTAACCGATAGTGTCGAGAACAAGAATTTGACGCCAGAGGAAAAAATCAAGGCCAAACTGTCTGACTTCTGCATTCCTGTCGAGATGCAAGAGACATACATCGGCGCAACTATCACCAAGTACACGCTTAAGCCGGGTCGTGGGCGCAAGATGAGCGAGTTTGAAAAGCATGCCAACGACCTTGCGTATGCGCTCGAAGCAGAGAATATCCGCATTGAAGCGCCGATCCGAGGTACAAGCCTCGTTGGTGTCGAAGTACCGAACAAGGAGAGAAAAACCATACCTCTCAGCGACGCGCACCTAACGCCCGGCACTATGAACATTCCGGTTGGCGTTGACGTGTACGGTGAATTGCTATGCAAGGACTTGGCAGTTATGCCGCACCTGCTTATAGCGGGCGCAACCGGCGCAGGAAAATCCGTAATGTTGAACGTCGCCCTGACCGCTTTGACGAAGCAAATGAGTCCTGACCAACTCAAGCTCATTTTAATCGACCCGAAGCGCGTCGAGCTGTCGCAGTTCCGCGGTGTACCGCACCTGCTTAACCCCGTCATTTACGACGAGCACGAGGCAGCGAAAGCGCTGAAATGGCTCGTTGAAGAGATGGAAGTACGCTACCAACGACTGGAGACCGCGAACGTGCGGTCAATCGACGAGTACGCAGGCATGCACAAGATCGTGGTCGTCATCGACGAATTTGCCGACCTCATGTTGTCGGGCGGCAGCCAGGGGCGCAAGAGTAAGAAAGTGGCAACACCATTCGGTGATATGGAAATCGGCGAAGACCTACAAAGCGCTGAGAAGTCGATTGTCCTGCTCGCTCAGAAAGCACGCGCGGTTGGCATTCACATCATTCTTGCTACGCAGCGGCCAAGCGCCGACGTCGTTACCGGCCTGATCAAAGCCAACATTCCTACAAAGATTTGTTTCATGACAACCAGCATGACCAACAGCCGCATAGTGCTCGATCAAGCTGGTGCTGAAGAGCTAACAGGGAAAGGAGACATGCTTTACCAAGATCCAGGTGAAGGATTGAAACGATTACAAGGATTGTACTGCTAAGAAATTAAACCGAACAGGAGGGTATACATGTCGGTTCTAAGTTTTTTCAGAAAGAGAATGCAAAAAAGAGAAGATATGCGCGCGCTCAGAAAGCGCCTTAATAAAAACCAACATCTGGTATTTGGGGCAGTTACAGCGCAGCATCGGCCGGTGAAGGCACGGGAAGTTGCGGACTGGCTAGGTTGGGATAGCGCGAGCGTCACTAACCGCCTGTCAGAGCTTGTCAAAAAGCGTCGCATCCAAGTCGCGTACAGAAAGCAAGGTCTCGATGGGATATGGCGCAATTACTACATCGTCAAGAGGTAGCATGAAATTTTCACTAAACAAATATCTCTCACTATTGCCGGGCAGGTTTGCGAAGAAAAGCGACATCTCATATCACGTCAAAGTGCCGGGGAAACCCGGCCACGACGCGATATTCGAGACACGCGGCCTAGCTCGCATTCACAAAAGGTCGCTCGCAGAAAGCAGAGCACACCACAAAGCGACGATTATTCGTCACGAAATATCCAGTGAAGGTTTAATCGTCGACACGGAGGTTTCGTAACGTGGAAGAGCTGAAAGCAAAAACTGACCGGCGACATACAGCCGGTCCAAAAATCTCTGCTACCAACCGCAAGAAGTACGGCCCCGACTACTATTCCCGAATTGGAAGTATAGGCGGCCGGGCAAGAGTCCCAAAGGGGCAAGCTATCATCAGTCAACGGAAGAAAAATAACGAGGGTAAACATGAGTAATGATGTTGAATTTATAAAGAATATCGTGACCGGATTAACGGGGGACGATGAGTGTTTCACTGTGGAGCGTTCCGTCGATGAGCGCGGCGTATTGCTAGAGCTAACGATTGAGAAAGAAGCAGCCGGTCGTGTGCTTGGCAAGAGCGGTCAAACCGCTATGGCTATTCGCACGTTACTTAGGGCGCTCGGCCACAGAAACGATGCTAGATACAGTCTACGCATCATTCCTAAAGAATAACTAACGAGGAGGGTTTATGGCTGACGCTGAACTCAGCAGGAAACGGGCAGAAGCCGGTCGGAAGGGTGGCAAGAAAAGCCGGAAGGGTGGTTTTGCTGCAAATCCATCGAAAGCAAAAATCGCAGGCAAGATCAGCCGACTAAAGCATTGGCACCCAGAAATGACCGACGAAGAAATTAACAAGCGGCTGGCTCAAGAACTGACTGATTATGCTGACGCAGATTAGATTAGCAAAATGATTACTCATTACGATCTATTCGCAGGTATCGGCGGCTTCTCCTTAGCATTAGACGAGGTTTTTCATGACGAAACAATTAAGCATATTTTCTGCGAATGGGAATCATTCCCAACCGCCGTCCTCAAACAGCACTGGCCGGACGGAACCTACTATGGCGACATCGCAGACCTTGTTGCCGACACCGAACGCAATGGATTCAAAAGACACCTCGCACAAGAAGCCGAGGGACAAGATAGGTTCAGTGATAGAAAACGGAGCCACGAAGACAAAGATATGGCCATTGTCACCGGCGGCTTCCCCTGCCAACCATTCAGCCACGCCGGACGAAGACGAGGCACGAGCGATGACCGCTACAAGTGGCCGGAAATGTTTGCGGTTATACGAAACGTCAAACCGGCATGGGTCGTCGCTGAAAACGTGCGTGGCCTCGTTACTTGGAACGACGGCATGGTACTCGAGCAAGTGTGCTCTGACCTGGAAAGTGAAGGTTACGAAGTCCAACCGCTTATTATTCCAGCTGTCGCCGTCAACGCGCCCCACCGACGGGACCGAGTCTGGATTATTGCTTGCAACACCGAACACGATGGACAGCATGGAGCCGAAGACGCCGAAAGCAATTTTGAAAGAGAGTACCGTAACGCGTCCGGGGCGCACGAAGTTCGCGAACCTCAAGGAGCAGATCGCCTACGGGCCCCTGCTACCGACGCCGGAAGCCGCCAATCAGGAGGGCTACAACATCAGCCACGGCAAGCGGGTGCCGAAGATCGGACGAGTCGTGAGGTTGCTGCCGACTCCCGACGCATACAGCGGTTCAAGGGGAGGAGCGCGTCAGTACGATCCGAAAGGAAAGAGCCAAAGCAGCAGGACTATAGATTCCCTGATTGGAACCGGAACTGGCAAGAAGTTGCGTTTGCAACCTGCGATGACGCAGTGGATGATGGGCTACCCCGACTTGTGGACGGAGTTTCCTACAGCCGAGCCAAGTGGCGCAAGCACAGTCTCAAAGCCTACGGGAACGGGATTGTAAATCAGGTTGCTATGGAAATCATGAAAGCGATAAAAGGAGCGTCTCTATGACCAACAAAATGCGACCAGCGCTCCGCTATTACGGCGGCAAGTGGAAAATGGCGCCGTGGATAATCTCACACCTTCCTGAGCATCGGATCTATGTCGAGCCGTTCGGGGGCGGTGCGAGTGTATTACTGCGAAAGCCGCGCAGCAATTCTGAGGTGTACAACGACATAGACGCAGAGGTACACAATGTATTTGTCCAACTACGAGACAACGGCCAAGAACTAAAGCGCTTACTAAGCCTGACACCTTTCTCGCGTCTTGAATTCGAGGAAGCTCATGAACCTGCAGCAGAGCCGATTGAACAGGCCCGCCGCACGATCATTAAAGCGTTCATGGGTATCGGCACCGATGCCATACAGAGAAAGTCAAATGGTTTTCGGGCAGATTCTAAGCGTAATTGTGCCGCCGACTGGCGTAGCTACGCTGATGTCATAGACATACTCATTGACCGCTTACGCGGCGTAATTATGGAGTGTCGCGACTACACGGAAGTCATCAAAGCTCACGATTCACCCGACACCCTGTTCTACATAGACCCGCCATATGTTCACAGCACAAGAGCTAGTGCCACCGGCAAATATAGTCACGAGATGTCAGACGATGAGCACCGTAAGCTCGCGAAGATATTACACAAAGTTAAAGGCAAAGTCGTCTTATCTGGGTATCCTTGTGATCTCTACGACGAGCTGTATGCGGACTGGCACCGTGACAACCAGAAAGCCTTTGCATTTTTTGCAGGTCAAAGGGAAGAAATAGTTTGGGCAAACTTTGAAGAAGAAAATCTTAGCCTCTTCAAGGACACGCCATGAGCAACCAGTATCGTAATGCTTTGTACTACGCCGCTGCTGATTTACATACCGACCTTGAAAAGTATGGAATTGAGGTCAATAGTGACGAACGCGTAATTATATGGCGAGGTACTGCAGCGATAATGCCCCCGGGAAGCACAAAGCGCGAATGTTTACGAAAGTTAAAGAGCATGATTGCAGCAGAGAAGAAGCTTGAGCTGCAGGCTCAGAAAGAAAATCAGGTGAAACTACTATGAGCAGTTCGATCGTAAAAATTAGACACCAGGAAGTGTCAGACGCCACGATAGAAAAAATCGCTAAGTTTCTAGCCGGTCAACCTAAATGGCACTACCCAAAGGAAGACGAGATTGATCCTAAAGCTAGCGGCTGGCGCACAAAAGAAGGTATCGAACAGCATTGGCTATGGCGGGCAGAGAACCAGGCCCACAGTTGGAACGACTTTAATCACTGGCCAGAAACTCAGACAGATCGTGCGCATCTCATAATGCCTGGCGAGCTGTTCCTGTGTGATCTGGTAGGCGGAGAGCTTTGGATTGGTCGTATGCCGCACGAAGGCAAAAAAGCCGAAAAGATAGCACGCGTTTGCGATAACATGAACGCCGTTTACGGTAATTGTTTCAATGGTTACGCGATACTGCCACTAAAAGGAATTGGTGAATTATGAGCAGGAAAGAAGAAGCTACGAAACCCAACTCAACTATAAGTAGCCAAAGGAGTTACAAACTTATGGCAACTAAATTCGACAAGCAAGAATACTGGCGTCGGCGCAATGAAGGTTTGCGCGGCCAGGGCGACAAATTGCGACCAAAGCCCGTAGAAGCAAAGCAAGGCGAGCATATGGTTCGCATCGCCGGACGCATAACTATGGTCAACCGGAGGCGAGCGCGCCAGAAACTAGTAGACCGTAGTTTCACCAAACCAAAGCCCGGAAAGTAAACAAACACCCGCTGAACAGGCGGGTTTTTGTTACAATACAAATGTCTAAAGTCAACATCGGCCTTTCTTGCATTCTCTCAGGGGCGGCTGTCGCGAAAGCACGAATGCAAGTTCGTTGTTGGCTTTAGACACCTAGCGAGGGCCGTCCCTTCATGTGTTGCGGCCCATAAACAAGGGGGGTGGCAATGCATAAAATTTATATTACGAAGCTTTCGGACTCTGAGTTTCATTTTGAGTACGAGGACAAAGAACAGATCAGAGAAATAGAAGCACTTATCGAATTCGAGCATGAAGGCCAACGGTATAAGGTCACACACAAAGTAGAGACTTTTGACCTCTCGGGCTATCATGCTTTTCTTGTTACGGCGAAGCCGGTATGAGCATTTCAGGCAGCGGCACGCTAAGGGTTTTACTCATGACTTTATAATAGTTCGCCTCTGGCGTATAATGTAACTATGACTGCTTATAGTTCGCGCGATGACTATCAATTTTTCTTGGACAACCAGGAGAAATTCCACAAAGAGTATCCTGGCAAGTTTTTAGTTATTAAAAATAAAGAAATCTTGGGCGTGTACGAAGATCAAGTTGAGGCTTACACGGAAACAACAAAAGAGCATGAGCCAGGAACGTTCATTATCCAGAATAGTTCGCCAAGCTCAACTGATGTACAAGTATTCCATTCACGGGTTGTTTCAGTAAAGTAGCCATGGAACATCGAGCGTTTACCCATAAGGCTAATGGCCGTGTTAACGAGATACGCACGCCTGCGGGGATATTCCCAGTAGCCACGGGTCAGACGGTTATACCGCAGAATATAGACCTATTTGATGCTGTATGGGATACGGGAGCGACCAATACTGCGATAGCCAGTACCGTAGCACAGAAGCTTAACCTGAAACCGATCACATTCGCCCCTGTAGGTACTGGCGGAGGACAAGTAATAGCTCCAGTGCACCTGGTTAACATTGTTTTACCGAACAATGTCATAGTACCTAACATACAGGTTACGGAGCTAAAGGACCTGAACAGCTGTGATGTCCTGGTAGGCATGGACATTATCTCTCGGGGTGATTTCGCTCTCACTCACGTCAATGGAAGGGCGTGTTTTTCGTTTAGAATGCCTTCGTCGAAAGAAATTGATTTCGTACCTGAAAGTGACAAGCACAATCTCAAGCTTCGTTTGGGTTTCAAGTCAGGTACGAGTAAAAAGAACCTGCCTAAGAGAAAGGCTCGAAAAAATAAAAACAAGAAGTGACAGCTGCTTGAGTTTTCTCGATAATTCTCATAGTTAGATAATCTTCATAAGCAATATTATTTTGCACGGCAACGTGCTATTTTCAATGTAAGTACAGTTTTACCGACTACTACGGGATCACAGAAACCTAATAAAAGGTGGAGTATTCTCGTGGCTATAGCCGAGCAAGTACTATCAAAAAAGTCGGGTAGATACGATTTATTTACACCGAGCGAAACACTAACTTTTATACTAACCAGCGACAAGACATTGGTCTCTACGCGCTACCAAACGTTCCTGATCAGATACGATCATCGTAATTATATTAAGCAGCTCGAGAGACTACGGGAACTCATAAGAAAAGGGAAAATGACGTCAATCGTCGACCTCATAACCTACTGCAAATACCGGCCAGGTGGCTACAAAGACCAGATGTGCGGCCTAGAACTTGTCCCGACCAGACTAGAGAGGCATATATGATCGAAACCGTTACTGCGATTATCGCGAGTTTTGGAGTATCTGCACTCGTAAGTTCATATGACGGTATATTTGGCGTATTCGCTAAGCTCCGTTCGCATATTAAGGCGCTCAATTGCACCGTCTGCACATCAGTATATGTAGCGGTCCCTATAGCTTATTTTTCCGACATAGGAGTTATCGGCTATTTATGTGTTATCGGCGGCGTAATACTCCTGGAGCGCTGGTCATGATTGTCTACGACAATGTCTGCACCCCCTGTGTCCGCAAGCAAGAATGGCGCGACCTGAGAAGCTTCGCTCGTGAGCACAAGCTAGAGCTGGCCCGAGTAGACATCAAAAAGCAGCCGCAGCACAAAGAGAAAGCCCTGCAATACGGGATAGATTTACCGTTTGTCGTGCATGGAAACGTAGCGCTAAGTTTAAGCGAACCTTTGGAGGGGTTATTGATATGACCGTAATAGATCTATCAAATCGTAATACAACGAGTAAAAAGGTACCGGAGATCGACAGCCTCTATTGTTACGCCACTCGCCATAGGGCGAAGTTCACTCACCGGCATCAGCAAGGCACTGGATACCCCTACATGAGCCACGGAATCTTGCTAAAAGGTGGTGAGGGTGAAATACACATCTATCATCGCACCGCTGAAATACATGGCGTCAGAGGCGGTTTAACAATGGTTACAAAGCAATCCAAGTTCCGCGAGGTCCAAAAATGGTTCAACGAACAGATCAAAGTTATTGAGGCTAGTGATGAATTATCTTACAAGTTTTGTCACGCAAAGCCGACGCCGCAGGGATTAGGGATTTATTACGCGTACTGATGAAAGACATCGTTATCCCATATCTGAGAAACAACTCTGGCGAGCTTGAGGCTTGCATTGCGTTGATTAAAAAGAACTTCCCCCACAGGAATATATACGTTGTCGAGGAATACGAAAAGACGCTGCACTCTTCGTTATCGCACATCAACCAAATACTAAAACTGAAGTGGGCCATTGAAAACCTGGACCTGACAAACGAGTTTTACCTTTTCAATGACGACTTCTTTGTACTAGAGCCGGTCGACGGTACGCCTTATTACCATAGAGGAACGCTCGACAAACATATAGTATCTCGACACTCGAGAGGCATGTACACGAGAGCGCTCATTGCAACAAGTGATATGTTGGGCGACGGACTATCTTACGAGCTACATATACCTTTCCTATTCGATAAAAGAAAACTCTCCCTGCTAATACAGACACTACGTCCAAATATTGATAAGGGTAAATGTCCTCTTGTCCGCTCTTATTACGGAAACATCTATAGTGTTGGCGGTGAATACATGGATGATGTGAAAGATCCCGCCGAATATGCGGACATGACATACCTCAGTACTACAGAGGCTAGTTTTAGGCGTAAGTATGGCGACTTGATACGGAGCAAAATATGAAGATTGCCGTATGCATCACTACTCGTAATCGGCATGACGTCTTTTGTAAGGGGCTAGTCAACCAAGGACGCATGCGCCCTGACGGTTCAATGCTCTTTGTGGTAGATGACGCTAGCGATAGGTCTGTACGAATCGGTGGTTCGTTCTATCGATTCGAGCAGCAGGCAGGAATCCCAAAGGCTAAAAACAAGTGCTTAGAACTGGCCTACGATGCTGGAGCGGACCACATTTTCTTATTCGATGATGACACATATCCGATTCACAAGGACTGGTGGAAGCCTTATGTTGAGTCAAAAGAACCCCACTTGATGTACCAATTCAGGCTACCAGACAAACCGCTAACAGATATGCGAGCGGTCCATGAAGACGAAGAGATTGTCGCCTACACCCATACAAGAGGTGCGATGCTCTATGTCGAACGCAAGGTGCTTGATGTCGTCGGCGGAATGGATACGTCCTACGGACTCGGCATGTACGAGCACACCGACTGGACAAACAGAATCCATAACGCCGGGCTGACCACCCACAGGGCTATGGACGTACCAAATAGCTACCAGCTGCTTTATTGCCTCGATCAAGACGCGCGAACGCAAAGCTCTCTGCCGAAATCTGTTAAAAAAAGGAACCTACTCATGAATCGGACGCTATACCACAGATCAAAAACATCAAGTGAATTTAAGGAGTTTAGAACATGAATAAATGGCTCACAACCAGCGTCGATACCTACATCAAATATTTCGGCATGTCCAACAAACCCGTCGTATACGAAGTCGGCAGCCGCGACGGTAATGATGGTGTAGAGCTCGCGCAACGTGTGTACAGCGGAGTAAACCTCTGGAATGATGCAGAAATTGTCTTATTCGAGTGCAACCCGCCTCAAATTGAAGTAGTCAAACAGAATTACCCGAAAGCCGCCCTGATCACCGAAGCCATCTCAAATAAAAAAGGTACTGTGGAGTTCCTGCAAATCAACGGCGACAAAAATATGGTCGGCTCGAGCAGCATGAACCTTGATCGTGCCAATGAACATTGGGCCAAAGACAATGCCATCATCAAAGTGCAGACCCGCAGACTCGATAGCGTCATAGAAGAACTCGGCCATCAGAAAACAGATATCGACATCATGAAGATCGACATTGAGCACTACACCTGGGAAGCGCTTGAGAGTCTCGGCAAGTATTTACGGAACGTCAGGGTGTTTCACCTCGAAACTGAGATAGAGACCGTTGCACGAAACAAAACTAATTTAGACATCGCATTATACATGCAGGAAAGGGGATATATATGTACAGCTCTAGAACACGAATGGGGCGATCTAATACAAGATCAGGTGTGGTGCCGTCAGTAGACTTGCAAGAACTCGGCGCTACGCTGATTACCTATGGCGAGATTGATGATCCGGCCATGCGGCATTTCAACCCATCAATAGCATTCCATGACGGGAAATTGAAGATTGCAGTCAGAAGCTGCAACTTTGCGGTAGAGCGCGGCGGCAAGTGGTATTTCAGAGACGGCAATCAGTACTCTAAAACCGATGTGCTATATGGAGACCTCGACCCTGATACGTTGCAAGTAACCAATTTGAGAACTCTCAAGCTCAGTAAAGATGCGCCGACAAGGACACTGGTGTCTGGCCTGGAGGACGTGAGGCTATTCTGTCGTAAAGACGGTATGCACGCCGTAGGGTTTGAATGTGACCGGCTCACGAGGTCGCTGCACAATCAATCTACAAGCCTCGCAGAATACCTGATTAAAGGTGATGAGCTTGTATATCTAAGGACGCTCGAAAAACCAGACCCGAATGTAGTTGAAAAGAACTGGTCGCCTACAGACGTACCGACCGAAGCATTCGACTTCGCTTATTCAGACACACAGGCCTATAAAGACGGCAAGCTCATAGGTGAGCCGAGCACGACTGAAATACATGGTGGCTCGCAACTACTGAAGCAAAAAGATGGTACATTCCTCAGTATCGTTCATGAGAAAAAGCTAGACCCCAAGCATGCCTACGCATACAGCAGATTGAGCCGGAACGTTTACGATAAGTACATCTATTACACCTACCTCGCGAAGCATGATAAGCGCGGCACCATCACTCAACTATCCAAGCCGTTTAGGTTCGGTACACTGGAGAACATTGAGTTTGCTGCGGGAATGGTCGAACATGAAGGCGATCTGTTAATTTCATTGGGTATCAGGGATTGTAAGATGGCTATCGCACGTATTGCAAAGAGTAGGCTATTGAGTTTGATGCCTGATGACACCGGAGAAACTCAACCTAGCTAAAATAAACAGTAGGGAAGGTTTTTAGATTTTTTAACCTATGACAGAAAACAACGAACAAGTCAATAACAGAGACGAGCCGCTAGAATCAGTCGGTGAAGTTGTCCGTCGCAAAAAAGGTGGCCCTCAGCCTGGTAGTGGCAGGCCAAAAGGTAAGCTCAATCAGAGCACATTGCAAGCTATGGCCGTCAAGAAAAAATATCTGCAGCGCATCAGAAAGAATGCCGACAGGTTGTTTAATGCACAGTTCAGTCTTGCAACCGGCACGCAAATGTTGTTCGTGATTCATACCGACTCAAAGGGACGTCGCGGAAAACCAGAGCTTGTTACTGACGTAAACATAATCTCGCGCTTTCTTGATGAGAATGAGGGCATGGATGGGAGTATGAAAGTTGCAGATTACGCCGACGGCTCAGCGTGCGATGACTACTTCTTCATAACTACTAAGCTACCGGACAGCAAAACGATTACTGACATGCTTGATCGGGCGCTTGGTAAACCAGACCAGAAGCTACTTATTGGCGACGACGAACCATCTGATAGCCCTTACGAAGACTTAACGGTCGAAGAATTACGCAAATTAGCAGGCGATTAACATGCCCGAGATACCAGATCATGTGCGTAAAGAGGCGAAAAAAGAACTGGCACGCCGGTTCTTTTGGGATTTTGAGCAGGCGTTGTATCCTGATTTGTTCCGTGATGATCGAAAGATATTACAGACTGTTGCTGAAACCTTGCAAGACTTCATCGACAATTCGCCTAAGCACTATCTGGTGCTGTCATTGCCGCCGGGATTCTACAAATCATTTACGGCCAAGAATCTTGCGATGTGGCTTATGGGACGCAATCCGGCAAACCGTGTCATTGGCGCCGCAAACTCCGGTGACCTATCAAGTATGTTTTCGACACAGGTGAGGGACACGATATTGGGCACTAACTATGGCAAGGGCGGCATTTCATACCCTCAGATTTTTCCAAATACCAGAATTAAGCCGGGATTTGCCACTAAGAGTAAGTGGGAGCTCGAAGGCAGCGCAGAACCGTCTTATCGTGCAACGTCACCTACATCAGCGCTAACGGGCTCAAGGGCAGACTACTTCATCATCGACGACATCATTAAGAACGCTACCGAAGCGCTGAATGCCAAGGCGCTCGAAGATCATTTCAACTGGTATAGAAACACGCTGTTCTCTCGTGCCGATGGCGACAACTATAAGTTCATATTCGTGATGCAGCGCTGGGCTACCAATGACTTGTCTGGCCGGATTATCGGCTTTTATGGTGACGACGTTGATGTGATCGACTTTCCGGTAGAGACGGATGGTGTGCTGCTTGATGAGACTATCGTAAGCCAGGACAAGCTTGCCGAGGCGAAGAGGACGCTTGCGCCCGAGGTATTCAAGGCAAACTACTATCAGCATCCGGTAGACATCGAGGGTCGGCTATACAAAGGTTTCAATGAATGGGATAAATTGCCGGACGCAACTATCAAACGCAACACTACCGACGTCGCTGATGAAGGTACTGACAACGTCTGTTCTATTAACTGGTTTAGTGTCAAAACCGAAGATGATGTCAAAGTCTATGTGACGGATATTTACTACTCGCCGGAGAAGGCTGAAGTCACCGAGCCAGCTGTCGCTAAGATGATTAACGCCGGAGAAATTAATGAGGCTGAGTTTGAGAGCAACAACGGTGGCAAGGGTTACGCCAGGAATATCGAACGAGAGCTGCATGCACTGAATAACTTCAAGACTGTAGTCATCTGGACACCTCAGACATCGAACAAGGAAGCTCGTATATTGGCGTCTAGCGCATGGGTTGCCAAGAATGTTTATATGCCACCTAACTGGACTAGCAAATATCCAGAGTTCGCGGCGGAAGTGCTTGGATATGTGGCTGGCGGCAAGAACCAACACGACGATGGTGTCGATGTCCTAGCCACAGTCTACGAACGAGCGGCGAATACTCAGCCTATCGAATATGGTGGTGTTCGCTAGTTCAGCCTCATCATAATCAAATGTAGGAATGAACAAATAATCATCGGTACAAAGCTTTGAGCCTTAAATCATACGCAACAGGGATAATCAACGCTTTCAGGCCTAGCCCTAAAGCATCAGCAAGTGACCACAACTATATTGGCGCGCCATCTTTTAGGAGCAATAATCCTGCTTTTTACAGCTTCTACCATGACGACAAATACTCTTCGGCTTTCCCTTCGATACGGGCAATCTCGAACGAGTGCATGACCGTACTGCCGAAGGCTATAGACAAGAACGGCAAAACCGTTCAGAACAACGCAATTGTTAATGCATTGTTCCACCCGAACCTAGCGGACAGCGTCGTGTCATTTAGCGAAAAGATCGCGGTTTCAACACTTGTATTACCTAAGACCTACCTGCTCGTATGGCGTAACGAAGGAGGTGTAGCGAAGCCTGGTGGCGACTTTGGCGCACGAGGCAGCAATATTGCCGGGTTCACCTTTCTCGAACGGCCGGGTATTACAAGACGTGATGGGAAAACTTATTACAACGTGGGCGCCCAGGAGTTCAGCGAGAACGAAGTAATCGTATTACCTGGCGGCGTTAATCCGCACAGTCTTTACGATGGTTATTCGCCCACAGAAGCATCTGTGAAGTGGATTACACTCGATGGATACATCGCAGACTTTCAAAAAGGGTTCTTTGAAAATAACGCCATTCCATCAGGCATGTTCGTCATTACTGCTCCTAGCGTTAAAGAGTATGAAGACATTGTCACTATGCTCCAGTCTCGGCACCGCGGCGCTGGTAACAACAATAACGTCACATACTCGCATAAGCCAATAGACAAGAATACCGGCAAGCCCGCTGAAGCTCAAATCGAGTGGATTCCATTCCAGCAATCAAACAAGGACATCGATTTCAAGAGCCTATTCCAACAGGCAAACAGCCGCATTGATCAAGCGTATGGAGTATCGCAGTTCATTAAGGGCGTTGATGATGCTCCGAACTATGCGACGGCACAGGTGTCTGAAGCCAATTTCTCTAAGCGGGCAGTCAAGCCGCTCCTTATGCGTAACTACGCGCAAATTACTCATGAACTAAACAGGATTACTGGCGGCCTCGGTATTGCAATCACCTTTACTTACGCGATACCTGCCGTTGCAGACCAGGAAAAAGTCGAAGCCGAGACAAACAAACTTAACGGCGAACTCGTCACTCTCATGGTCGAGAAAGGCTACACAGTTGGCTCAGTCGTCGATGCGTTCGATTTGCCGAAGCGCCTCAAACTTCTATCAAAAACTGACGACAAATCTACTATAGAAAACGATAAGCCTGAAGTGGATGACGGGAAAGAAGTAGTTAAATCGCCTGACCCGGATAAGATTGATGGCGTAACACCTTTAAATGAACTGCATTGCTCTGCTTGTGATCGTTTCTTAGGAACCACGGACAGGGCAGAAGCAACAGACAAATTGAAGTGCTCCAACTCTAAATGCCGGACGCTCGCTATCCCTGTAGTAAAAAGCAAACAATTAGAGGAGAGTACCGATGAGTAACTATAAATCAATCGAGGCTTGGCAGAATGATACTATCTCGTTGGTAACAGAGGCTCCTGACGACACAGCTACCTCCGCAAAGTTGCTAATCGGCACGCCTGGTGAAGAATCAGTTTTCAGCAAGACGGCAAACTTTGTAGACAACAAAGCCGATTTGACCGTACTTGATAGCGAGAATGTCCAGGGGACAATCCCCTTCGGTGAGTATAAATACATGGTTGAAGTATCGTACTCCGACGGGTCAACTCTTACATTCCCGAACCCAGATGATTGCAGCGATGAGGAACTGCCAGACTTCATCATCAAACAGAGGATTGAGTGATGCCAACAATCAAGTTGAAATCAGGCAACAAAACTATCTCTCTGCACACCACTGAGAAGTCGGTTTCACTTCAGCAAAAAGACCATAAGATCGAGTTAAGACAAGTCGGCCTTCGGGGTTTGCCTGGCGAAGGCGACAAAAATTTCATTAAGAACTTTACTAATCTAGCAGAGGTCACAGTTGTCCATGGCCTGAATAAGCGTCCAGCCATAAGTATAGAGAATAGCGCCGGTGACGAGGTCGAAGCAGACGTAAAGTACATTGACCCGAACACTATGAAAGTGCAATTCTCATCATCATTTACGGGACGAATAATTTGTAACTAAAAGGAATATCATGGCAAGACCATTTGTAACACACATCGATTTAGCAAAGAATGAACTGCAAAACGCAGTCATCCAGCCTCTAGCCTCGGCTCCATCATCACCTGTCGAGGGACAAATTTATTACAATACCACTGACGATACCATTTACGTCTGGGCTAACGGTGCATGGCTGGACTTGGGTGTACAAGGTGGAAGTGGCGCAACTAACTTAGCTGCAACCCTATCGGCAAGCAATACTATTATTACTTCAGATACAGGTACGGATGCCACGATTCCAGCAGTTGATGGTACAAATGCTGGTGTCATGACGCCCACCATGAAGACAAAGCTTGATGGTATTGAAGCATCAGCTGACGTCACCGATGCCACAAACGTGGATGCAGCGGGTGCCGTTATGAACTCGGATACCTCTACCACTGGAATGAGCTTTGTTGTTGACGAAGACAACATGGCTTCAAACTCTGACACCAAGATTCCGACCCAACAGAGCGTCAAAGCTTACATAGATGCGTCTGTGGTTGGTTTGCTCGATTTCAAGGGCGCAACCGACGCTAGCACAAACCCTAACTACCCATCGGCTTTAAAGGGTGATACTTACGTTATCTCGGTCGCTGGTAAAGTCGGTGGTGCCTCTGGTACAAGCGTTGAAGTTGGCGATATGATCGTTGCCACCGCAGACAATGCTGGTGGTACTCAAGCAAGCGTCGGTACATCGTGGCGCGTGCTTGAACATAATCTTGTCGGTGCAATGCTTGCCTCAAACAACCTATCCGACGTTGCAAATGCTGCAACTGCCTATGACAACATCAAACAGGCTGCCTCGACTATATATGTCGGATCAGTTGAGCTTGCGACACAGGCTGAAGCTCAGGCTAAGACCGATACTACGCGAGCGCTGACGGCTGCTTCTGTCGCTGACTTCGCTCGTAAAGTAACCGGAACTATCGGTAACGGCTCATTAACTGACTTGCCCGTCACGCATGGCCTCGGTACGCAATGGGTAACGGCTCAGGTGTACGAAGTATCGACAGGTGCTCTCGTTGAATGTGACGTTGTAGTAACCTCATCTACTGTCGTTACATTTACCTTCGCAGTTGCTCCGACGACCAACCAGTACCGCTATGTAATTGTTGGATAGTTATGAAAAAACTTTCTCAGCCAGACAATACTAACCAGAAGATTGTTAATGTCGCCGATCCGTCAAGTAACCAGGATGCTGCGACTAAAAAGTACGTCGATGATAAAGCCGCTACATTGACCGCCGCAAGTGTTATTTCTGCAAATGGTAAGGGCTACGTAAACCACGGCTCTACTGGCAGCACAGCACGACCATCAGGTTTCGCTTCTATTGAATGGAGAGGGACCGCAACCCCTGCCAATGCGACATCTGACGATACATGGATTGATACAAACTAATGGCCGTATCGTTCGTAAACTCAGCAAAGGCTGGTACGAACTCAATTACTCTGCCTAGCGGTATACAGGCAGGTGACATAATTGTTCTTTTTGGTTTCAGGAACACCACGACAGCACCGACGCTACCCACGGGATATACCAACATATCTAGCCAGTCGGCTAACGGTATATCGTACCGCTCGGCATATAAGATAGCTACCGGCTCGGAGTCAGGAACTTCTGTCACGTTCACCAATGCCAATGTCATCCAGTGCGCGGTTTACCGTGGAGCATCGCGTGTCGGCAATGCCGCCAGTACTACCAATGCATCATCAGCGAATACAAGCATAGCCGGTATTGGAACTTTCGTGAACACCGATGGTACTTCTTGGGCAGTGCTGTACGGTGGCTCAGCTCAGACAACCTCAATGAGCACGCCATCCGCCGTGACACTACGCGGCACCACACAAACCGGCACAAGCTGTATGGCGCTTATCGGGGACAGTAACACCGGAGTAAGCACATGGGGACTCCGTACATCGGCAAATGGCACTAACGCCGCGGGTGGCGGAGGGTCAGTTGAGCTTATTCCCATAGGTGCGAAAGTCGCAACTCTTACCGACCCATTCAATCAGAACACGCTAGGCGCATTGTGGACTCAGACCACGGGCGGCAGTGCAACTATGGCCTATTCGCCGACAGGTGCTACTGTTACGTATCCATCTAGCTCTACGTCTTCTACGCTGGGTCAGGTTCAATCGGCTTCGCTATTCGATCTGACGTCATCTTCGGCTTTTGTTCAAGTTCTAGCAGTGCCCTCCGCGAGCACATCGGCTGATGGTGAGCTTCGTCTACAGCTAGATTCTACCAACTGGGTACGTTTCGTATACGAGGCGGGTACACTCTACGCACAAAAGATGATCAATGGGAGCAGATCGACAGTCACTAGTGCGGCATATAACGCCACTACTCATGCATGGTGGCGGATAGAAGAATCTGGTGGAACTATTACCTTCAAAGTATCGTCTGACGGCTTAACATGGAGCAACTTCACTGGCACACCAACGACAACAGTTACGTTCGCATACACCGCATTGCGCGTAATGATCCTCGGGTCTTGCTTCCAGGCGGAGTCAAGCCCTGGCACCTTCAAGTGGAACAACTTCAATACTGCCCCGGCTACCACTGGACAAGTTAAGACACCATCGACACCTAAACCTGTAAAGGTGCTAGTGAGCGGAGTGTGGGTCACGAAACCCATAAAACGCTACAACGGCTCGTCGTGGGTTCCTACTAACTATTAAAAATACTTACCGTGCTTTCAGCCTCATCATAATCAAGAGTAGAACCGAACAAGCAAAGTTCATAAAGAACGCAAGGGAGTGTTCTGAAAGTTTAACAGTAAAGGTAAAGCATGGACAAATTCTGGAAATGGGCAAAAGACGAGGCCGGAAACGAGACCGAACTTTTGCTTGAAGGGGTTATTGCCAGCTCGTCTTGGTGGGGTGATGAAGTCACGCCGAAAGCCTTCAAAAACGAATTGAAGAAGCACACAGGCGACATCACGGTAAGGATTAATAGTCCTGGTGGTGATGTTTTTGCGGGTGTCTCTATCTATAACGCACTCGTCGAACACGACGGCAAAGTGACGGTAAAGGTTGATGCGCTTGCAGCTTCTGCAGCTTCATTTGTTGCGATGGCCGGTGAAGACATAATCATGCTTCCAGGCTCTATGATGATGATTCACAATCCGTGGACATTAGCTGTGGGCGATAAGGATGATCTAGCTAAAGTAGTCGAAATGCTTGAGAAAACTGGTGAAAGTATTGCGTCCATTTATGTAGCGCGCACTGGTAAGAGTGAAGAAGAAATCGCTGACTTACTGGCTGCCGAAACATGGATGACCGCACAAGAAGCAGTTGATCTAGGATTTGCTACAGAAGCCCAAGAACCCAAGAAGCCAACCGTGTCTGATTCCATTAAGAATGCCCTCAACTTTGCAAGCACGGTACGAAATGCCGTCATGCAGCCAGCAATGAGCATCAAAGAGAAGGCAGACGCGCTAGAAGTGGAGGAAATCAATGTTTCCGATACAACCAAAAAACCTGCTAAAGCTGCTGCTGGGAAACCCAAGACCCCAGATACGCCAAAAGCAGATGACCCAAAGGTCAAAACCAAAGCCACGGAACCGGCTGAACCCGTAGCAGAGGTTAAAGAGTTATTGAGCCAAAAGATCAGCCTGCTCCAAACGCAAACCCCACGGCAGCGCTTAAAGATTACCTCAAATCCGCCGAAGCAATGGACGTGTTTGCCGGTATTCTTGAAGCAAACCCCGGCGAAAAGGGCGGCCAAAGCTCAGCCAAGGTACGCGACGCATGGAAAAAGCACCTTGAAGTTAAAGCCGGTGTGACCAACCCTGAAGTATTCTTGCCTGAGCCTCTGGTTACGGCAATTCAGAATGCCTTTGAAGACGGCGGTGAGATTTGGAACCGTGTCGCAAAGGTCGGCGCAGACGTATGGAATGCCGCATGGGACGCCGAAGACGATGTGAACTCGAATGATGGCCGTGCTCGTGGCTACAACCGCGCAGACGCTGAGGAAAAGGCAGAGCAGGAACTCACCTTCGATACCCGCATCCTCCGCCCGCAGTTCGTTTACAAGTACATTACCCTTAACAAGGAAGACATCAAAGAGCAACGCTCTACTGGTGCTCTTGTTACTTACATCTTGAGCGAGCTTCCTCAGCGTATCGTCCGCGAAGTTGAACGCGCTATCGTCCTTGGCGATGGCCGTGCATCTGGCGACGACTACAAGATCAAGGAAGGCGACCCACGCGGTTTCTATCCTATCTTGGCGGACGCTGTCGAAGGCAACTTCTTTGCCGACGAAGTAACGCTTGTTGGCGACGAAAGTTCGGCTGAAGCAGTTGCTAAAGCTAAGGACTTGATCCAGACCGCTGGTGAAGTTGTACTGATCGCCAAGAAGGGCTACTCGACTGCCGCTCGTTTTGAAAAAGACAATGACGGTCGCTTGCTGTTCCCACTTGGATCTAAAGCTTCTGACGTCTTCGACATTGACACAGTGATTGAGCCTGACTGGTTCACCGACACCAACTCGCCTGATGTAGATGCAATCGTTGTTGTTCTCTCGGGTTACAAGGTTGTGGGTGACACTTCTATCGAAGGGTTCCAGAACTTTATCCTGAAGACCAACAAGCAAGAGTACCTGCAAGAGATTTGGGCTGGTGGTGGCCTTTCACAGAAGAAAGCCGCAGTAGCAATTCCGGCAGCAACATCTTAGTAACGGAAAGGGGTCAAACTAATGAAGCAGACAGAACTCGAAGCATTACTAGGGCGACCCCTTACGCCTACTGAGGCGAGTAACCGTAAATTGTACCTTGAAATAGCTAAAGAAAGCCTTGAGCAACTTCTCTGCATATCTTTGTGCGATGACGAAGATGAAACGCGGACATTCGATATACGAGAGGGATATAGTACAGTGTTTACTGATATATTTACGGAACTTACCGCGGTACAATTTGATGGCGTCGCTACGACCGACTACTACCCTGCATTCTGGGATAAACGAAATAACCCATACTATAACTCGATCGTGCTAGATGATTGTGGCGGAAGCACCATATCCATAACCGGAGCTTGGGGCTTCTCAGAAATTCCCAGCGATCTAAAACTCCTATGGGCGCAACTATTCGCCAATGTGTCCAAAAAATATACAGCCGGTGGCGGGAACATCAAAAGCAAGCGCGTCGAAGACTTCAGTATTACTTACGGTGATTTGACCGATGACGAAGTATTTCTGAGTGCCAATGCCCGGACAATCCAAAAGTACAGCATGTGCAACACAGGTTATATACGACACGGTAAGACTTGTAAGGCGCACAGAAAGCTGAATTGTGGATACTGTATTTGATGTATTTGAATCCGTACCCTACCAATTCCTAGAAGTTTCTAGGGGCGGTGTGTATGGCAACCGGATTACGGCCACTCATGATGCGTACGGAGTGTACAAGCGCCGTAATGAGAAAATCCAGGTCAATAACCAAGAGTTGCGGCAGTCCGCTGCAACGCTTCATATCCATCCTGACGAGCCATTTATCGCCAACATAACTGTTGACGGAAAAATCCTGTTCGTAGGGAATGGTATCCGGGTAGACGGCGTCGATTACGAAATAGTCGGTGATACCGGCGGCGACAACTACGATGAAGGCAAACGCGAACACTACACCTTAACATTGCAGAATGCAGACTACTCGGAATATACAGAGGAATCGTCATAATGGGGGGCTTCAAATCTAACTCATCCAAATGGTTTGCCAACGAGTCAAAAGTGCTCAGGCGAGCAGTAGGGAAAATGGCGGCTACGATCGTCATTCGAGGCATTTTACTCGCTCCTAGAGACAAGGGTGATCTACAGCAGAGCGGCAGAGTCGAGGAAGAGAACGGCATTGTATCCGCGGTGTTCGGCGGCAATGGAGTACCCTACGGTCGTATTCACGAACTAGGCGGTGTTACTGGCCGTGACTACAAAACAAAAATCGTCGCTAAGCACTACCTGAAACGGGCCGGTGATAGTGTCGCAAAAGAAAGTCTTAAGAAATACGTGGATATGTCACGATGATTACGCTAAGTTTTTTGAAACTCCTCGAGGATGAGGGTTTTGGCACGATAGATGTAGATTTGTTCTTTCAAAAGCTAACTTTGGACAAGAAGGGGGTTTATATCGCAGATGTAGGCAACCCGGTAGCCAAAGGAAGCCGAGATACGCAAAGCTACGAGCTGCTTGCAAGAGGTGACAATGATGTTGACGGGTATAAAGCATTGAGGGATATACGAAAGTTCCTTGCTCAAAACTACTCGAACATCTGCGAACTACCTGCTGTTCCAGATCCAAACAACCCGGACAACATTATCACGGAGGGCTACACCAACGTAGAGTTGTCCAAACCATCAACAATAACCAATGTCGGCTTAGATGCTCAAAACAGGATCATCTACAGCATGACAGGAACAATAATTTACAAGGAGAAATAATTATGGCAGTTCCAACTAGCGCCGACCCAATGGGCGGAAAACTCAGCGTAGAAATCAATGAAGTCGTAATTCCGAGCTTCATGCTTGGTAGCGTCTCTGCTAATGTCGCTCAGGTACTTCGTACCAGTGAGCGGCTTTCCGGAACGACTACAACGCCGTCTAACCAGCTGGACAATCCATCATTCGATGTAGTGTTCTTCCCTAATCAGTGGAGTGATCTTCAATACTTCATGCCCGACAACTACGACGGCACGCCTGGCGGCACCGACGGCGCATTTGTGCTAGGCGGTGAATCTTGCGAAATTCCCGAACCAGTACCGGTGGTCTTCCACTACGAATGCGAAGACGGTTCGACACGAGATGTTACGCTTCCAGTAACGCGTGTAGCTTTTGAGGACAACGGTGAGCGAAATGCCACTGATGACCTTTCTGTAATGATTCACCTCTACCCACAGCCAAACGCTGCCGGTCAAGTTGTTTACGGTACGCCAGCTACTAGCTAGAACGGTCTAAGACACACCAAAAAGAGCACTTTACGAGGTGCTCTTTTTGTTTAAATCTTTCAATGCCTTTTGCTCAAGATGAACTCTCAGCTCGATAGATTCGCCCATTATCATGTAGGCGACTACGCCCAGCGGTCCAAGGAAAAACCCCGCAAAGAAGGCGTTTAGGCGTCGACGCTCATTGTAGTTGGCGATTGAAGCAGTAGCGAAACCAAAAAGTATCGCTATTAGCAGTGAGGCCACAAGTATACCGATAATCCAGTAACCTGATATGCCCGACTGGACAGAATTGTTAAGAGTGTTGGTGAGTTCTTCGGTTGTCTGATATTGGTCCATAGCTCTTCCTATTTGATGTCGATTATAGCACACTCAGCCTCTCCATAATTAGAGGTGTAAAACCTTAATAATTGTGCGTGAGCATTGATAATCCAGGAGGATTATATGGATACTAGCGTTAGTATTTCGCTGAATAACATTCAGAATATTAAAACAGTAAATATTGAGGGCATTGGCGTCGTAAAAGTTAGGCGACTCGGGGCTGGGGAAGACCTGGACCTATCCGTGAAGGTACGGCGACTTGGTAAGTTGATTGATGAGCTTAGCGCAATCGATTTTACTAAGTACGACGCAAAAAAACCGGAAGATCTGAAAGAAATAGAGAAGCTCACTAAAAGGGCCGAGGCAATCTCAGATGAGGTAGCCGAGATTAAAAGATTCGAGTTTGAGACCTACAAACGATGCTTCTCAGACGATAAAGACGGTGCACTGGTTGATGTCATCATGAACACTCTCACGGAAGCAGAGCGTGCCGAACTATTCAAGCAAATATTCAATGAGAAAAAACAAATTGAAGCTCCTAAGACTGTCCTAGCAGATGAGAGCGAAGAAACCGAGGAGAATACTAATGTCTAAAAATCTGCTTGATTTAATGCCCGAAGACGAGCGCAAAAAAGCCATAACCCGTGCTCATAAACGCATTGAACACCAACGATCCAGGAAAGGCTTGGATGTATCGCCAGAAATTTATCTAGTCGCTGAATTTGGCTACTATTTCGGCTGGGACGCAATGATGGCAGTCCGGCGTGGGTATACCGTTGTTCCGGTTACTAATGAAAAAGAAGTATTTACACTCGAGGAAGCTCTTATCCTGCTAGAGGGCGCTAGAAAAGTTTGGTATTCAAAACTTGTCGAGCAATCTCACGGCAATATGGTAGGTAGTAGCGCTAAATTCAGCCAAAATCCTGGGCAAGCTTTCAATAATGGCGTAAGGCCCTTCACCGATAGGGCCGAGATAACGGAGTAGAGATGGCATCTGGGACTACTATAGTTGGGGCAGTTGCGTATGACGCTTCTATTGATTTGCCTCAACTTAGGAAGTCCGTTGCCGAAGCAGATAAGATTGTAGAAAAGTCCTACAAAAATCAGGCTAATGCTGCGAAAAAAGCAGCTAAGTCCTCGGCTGGTGGTTCTGGTGGCGCAACCTCTAAGTCGGGTGCCGCTACGTCCTATGATGCTCAAACTCGCGTTAATGCAATAAAAAGAGAGGCGCAAGAAACTGCGAGAACACTCTCTACTTATACACCTCAAATTCAAAAACAGTTTTTGACGGTTGAGCGGGCGAACAATCAGGTGGCAAGCGCAACAGCTAGAAGTACCGCCGCAATTCAAAAGTACGGAGTTGGATCAACGCAAGCTACTCAGGCCACTAATTCACTGAACGTAGCGGTCGGCAACCAGGCGCAGCAACAATCAAAGCTGACATCGATGCTGGACGGCACATACAAGAGCCAAAACGGACTTACGGGCGCGATGAATGAGTCCATCACGGCAATTGGGGGAGTTGTTGCTGGAGTTCTGACCCTACAAGCAACTATTCAGGTAATAAAAAGCAGTGTTCAAGCCGCTAATGAATATCAGAGCTCCTTAACGGGACTATCCCGGTTGTCTCAGCGCTTTGGAGAGGACAACAAACTCGCAACCGATTCCGCAAAAGAACTTGCAGCTGACGGACTTATAACAATATCGACTGCTGCAAACGGCTTACAAAAACTACTTACCGCCGGTGTAGGTCTTCCAGACGCGATTAAATTAATGCAGGGATACAAGGATCAGGCAGCATTCGGGCGCTCAAAAACTATTGACCTTGATACAGCCGTCGGAAACCTAGCTGAATCATTTTATACAGAAAACTCAGCGATCGGCAACCTATCTGGACAGACAGAGAACTGGAATCAGATTTTAGAATATGGGGCAAGCGCATTAGGTAAAAATGTATCTCAGCTTACCCAAAAAGAACGGGTTACGGCCAAGCTTATCGGTCAGCAGCGCCTTAATAATCTCGTACAGGGAGATGCAGCGGTCTATGCCGAAACTGACGCCGGAGCACAGCAAGAGTTAAACGCGATACTTAAAAATATGCAGGTTACGGTAGGACGAGTGACCAACGCGCTCAGTGGTGGGCTTGTACGCTCGCTCGGTGGTCTAGATGTGCAAACCCAGAACTCCGTCATTTCGTTTGGGGCCGGAGTTGCCACGTTCGGAGCATTTATAGTGCTTGCACCAAGGGTCGTTGCCGGGATTAAGTTTATCGTAGCTTCCATGAGAGCACTGACCATTGCTAGCGCACTATCCAGTGGTGGTTTGACTGTGTTGCTTGGTGCTGTGGCAGGTTTGGCGGGAGCTACTTATATTGGCAACTTGATAGACGGGCTTGATGATGCAGAAGGCCTCTCTGGTGATATGGCGGAAAATGTAAACACTGCTGCAGGCGGACTAGGGACAGCCGCCGCAAACGCTAAAGATACTGCCAAGCAGATCGCCAAAATAAATGAGCAGATGCAGGAGGCTCGAGACAATTACCGCTACTCACTAGCGCAGCTTGTTAAAGAGAAGAACGAAAACATTGCAACTTTAACCCGCACTCTTACCGAGGAAGAACGAACATACAAAAACGCCTACAATGAGCGTCTGACCTCATTCAACAAGAGCCAGAATGAAGAACTGCTTACTCATGAGCAAAAAACTCGCGAACTCCAAAATCAAATCGACTTCCTAACGCAGTACAACACGGCCGCCAACCGACAGCAGTTGACCGAGTTGCAGTTCGCGCTCGCAAGAGAAAATGCTGAATATGAAAGGTCTACGCAACTTAGGAAAGACGAATTTAACGCCCAAACGCAATCTGCCAAAACTGAATACGAGGCAAGGCGAGCCGAAAATCAAAAGAAGTTAAACGAAGAATTGGCACTTTTGAGAAAGCATAGGCAGGATGTATTGAGCGTCAGAAATGTAATGCTTCTCGACGAGATTGATTCGCTCAAGAAGCAGAGAAATGAGCAGCTCAAGAGTCTAGGACAACAAAAACAAGACATTATATCTCAATTGAGTGAAGCAGGGTCGATCGCTGGTGCTAAATCGGGGTCAGCATTTAAGAGTAGGTTCATAAAATCTGTGGAACTGTCCAGAAAAGACGCAGAGCGCGTATTCGCCGGTTTAGGACCCGGAGAGAAAGTCTATAAACAGACGTACAAAGACGGACGCGGGAAAACTGTCGAGATAATTACCGGCACCTTTGCAAGCGGCGGATTCACTGGTAGAGGTAAGAAATACGATGTTGCGGGCATCGTCCATGCAGGTGAGTATGTACTACCAAAAGAGCAGGTTAATCAGACCACAGGCATGCCGGATTGGAGTAAAATCGGTGGATCTAGTCAGAATATAAACGTAAATCTTTCTCTTTCCGGTGTCATGACCTCATCCAAATCAGACGAAAGAGCGATCGCCACGAGGATGGCTAAGCTTATTAATGAGGCAGTGAAAGCAAAGACAGGCAGCCCAGCAATAGTAGGAGTTTAGTATGACCTATAAAATATATCTCACCGATTCAGCAGGCACGCATGAGCTACCACCGCTTGAAGTTCCACTCACTCGTGTCAAAAATGAGAAAATGACTACCGTCGAGCCTTTGAGCGGAAATGTATATGACGATTTCATCGCCACTAAAAGAACTTGGTCACACACTTGGGCGTATCTGACAAAAGATGAGTACGACATGATCGATGAAATATATGAGCGCATGAAAAGCGACTGGACATACCCACGGCTTACAATCGACGGAGAAAGCGTAACGAACCTGGTGGTAAAGTTTGATTTAGGCGCAAAAAACATCATAAACGACTGTGGTGAAGTTCAAGATGTGACCGTATCGTTCCGTGAAACACGGCAACTGGAGGCATAGATGCAAACGGTCAGCCCCTTATTTAACCAGTTAGCAAATGGAGATATTCGCCCTATCTCTTGGGGTGCTAGAATTTCTTTCAGCAAAGTATTCGATGACGATGTAAAGTTCTTTACCCTAGATGAGTCAACACTTGATGGCACTGACTTACTCGCTCCTTCCGATGATAATCCTATACAAGCATGGGATTTCTACGAGTATGTCGACTACACAGAACGCCTCGTATTTATGTCAGTCGAGAGAAGCTTGGAGTTTCCATACTCGGTGGTATCAGCCATAGCGGACTTCCAACTAAATAACTATGATAAATACTTCACTCCTAACTCATCCTCGCCGATATCTAGCCATATCCTTCCTAAACGTCCCGTCAGGCTGCTGCAAGGCTTCTCTAATACGACGCTGCCACAGTTCGTAGGGCTCACTGAGGGTATGCCAGAAATTGACCGAGAGGCTGGTACGGCGACGTTTACGGCTATGGATTTCCTGACATGGATTTATGATATGCCTATCCGCAACACGATAGCGATGCGGGACGTGACAACAGATGAGGTATTAGCAAACATATTTGAGCAGTTCGGACTTGCTCCGGAGCAATATGATCTAGCCAGAGGAAGAAATAAGATACCATTCCTATTCTTCGAGCGCGAGCAACAGAAGGCGGGCGACATAATCCGTCCACTTATGCAGGCTGAAATGGGAATGTTGTGGCTGGATGAGCAGGGGATTATACGATTTCGGCCTCGCCTGGTGCAGCCGAGTGAACCGACATACCTTTTCGATCACGATAATATTATTAGTATCGACACCAGTGAAGACGACCAAATAGTCAACCACGTGACTATAAACGCCGATGTACGGGAGGTCCAGGAGTATCAGACTGTTTACTCAAAAACTGCATCGGACACCACTCTACATGTAATTCCAGCTGGGGGAACCTATGTGCTTCCCGCTCAATTGTCTGATCCTTGTCTAACGATTGAGGACCCGGACTTTGGGGAAAATGCGGGCGTGTCCTGGTTTACGGCAGCGCTTCCAGACGGTACACCCGTAAACTCAGGGGTGTCGGTATCCCTTACCGAGTTAAAGACGAACACGTTCAATGTCACCTTTAGCAACAGCAACGGATTCGCAGTTAACATTGATCAGCTCGTCTTATGGGGTCAGCCTGCTAAGAGGATCAGTGTGGAGCCAACTATCTACGATGCATACGACGATGAATCAGTAGCGAAGTACGGAGAAAAGGTGCTATCAATTGATAATAATTTTATACAATCAGCCTCTCAAGCAGACTCGTTAGCCCTAACCCTATTTGACGAGTATGCAGAGCATAACGATATTATCACTATGGAGGTTAAGGGTAATCCAGCAATTCAGTTATCAGACATCGGTGAGGTTGACTATGAAGAGTTCTCTAGCGAATATAGGATAATTTCTATTGTAAATAAGACTCAGGACGCTAAATTTACCCAAATTCTGAAATGCCGAAAATATACACCGCGCCATTGGTTCACGCTCGATCAATCAACACTGAATGGGACGGATGTATTAGCACCATAGGGAGAGAATATATATGGCAATCGTAAAGAAAATCACTCAACCAGGCAATACCTTAACCGGCTCGCTTAACGGCCGTCTTGTATTGGATGAAGGAAGGGGTAGGTTCGTAGTGACAGACACCTCGGGTAATGAGCGTACAGTTCAAGATATCGATGGCTTTCACTTGACGGACGGAACTGTCGCCACCGATATTACGCCCTCCAGTATCATACAAAATGATGGAACCAACGATAGAATCTTGCTTGGCGATGACCAATGACATACCTAGCTAAGGGAAGTAGACCAGGCCATGACGTAAAGACGGCTATCGACTACCTCAATACCTTTAATTCGTCGTTCCCATTGCTCAACCTCGATAGTAGTGCACTACACAGCAGCACCTTTAGCCATGATCTCGGCTATTTTCCGTTTTTCTTTACGACATACAATGCCTCTGGGTTTGTTCCTGGTGGGGTTAATCAGGTGAGCGGTGATGAATGGTCGATAAGCACGTCGCAACTAGTAAGGTCATCGGGCTCGGGGAATATTCGTTGTTTTATCTCCAGACTAGATTTAACCAACAACTTCTCGGCACCGCATGTGCCAGGCGATACCGCCCAAGGGGCCATAAATCCCGATTATGAATTCAAAATAGCTAAAGAAGGAAAAAGTTTCCAGTCTACTGACATGAGGGATTTTTCCATTCATTCCAATACAATCTCCCCACTTGTGCATAGGGTGTATAGTGCAACAATGTTTGCTTCCGGAGGCGATTATTACGCGACCGTAGCGCACGGCTTACCTTACACGCCATTGGCGTTTGCTTTTATACGGCCTTCAACCAATTCGATAGGCCGGGCAACAAACAGATACTACATGCTGCCGCCTCCTGTAGGCACAACATCACAGTATTATGCTGTCGATCAAGCCATATCCGGAGTAGGTGGTAGTGGAATAGTTACTGCATTTGCAGACGGCCACTTCGCATATTCAGCAGCGCCGCAAATATCAATCGTTATACTGAAAGACCCGTTCTTAAAAAATGTCGTGAATGTGAGCTACCCGTGACGTACGTAGCTAAGGTTTCACTCCCTGGGTTTGACGTAAAGTCTGCAACGCCAGAGCAAATGGCACTTCATTCCGGCTATCCGCCGCTTCATTCTAAGTTGGGTCAGTCTCCGGAGCACTCAGCAACCGTAATAGTTGATTTTACGTCAGGTATACCGCAAAACAGCACCCGAACCGTCTTTAGCTTTGACCACGATTACGGATATATACCAGCTTCGCTTTCCTCAATTAAGATGACGGGTTTAGCTGGTGGGAGTAGTGTGTATGGTATCGGTTCCGCGGGATTAGGTGCAACTCTAGTCGTAAAAGCCTACTGTACGGCTTCGCAGTTCCTCATAACTGTGTTTGATAACTTTAACTGGATATCTAACGCTACAGAATTGCAAGTTTCATACTATATATTCGCAGAAGACGGGACTTAGAAACCTTCACACATTCTAACGGCTATGTGTTTATCTACTACTGGTGGTACTTCATCGCCCTTTGCTCTCAAAATACACCAATCTACGTAGCTATAAAGAAACTTTCCCGAAGGAGTGTAATCGTCATTGTTCATTCCGCACGGATTAGTTAGCTCTCTAGACACTTGGGCTATCTTCTCTATGTCCGTGAAGTTGCGCCTTTCCTTCGATATATCTACACCCAACTGAAAACATTGCCGTGTCTTTTTCTCATCTGCGGCGCTAATCCGGTTTTTAAGGGAAGGGTTCAGGTAGTCGTATTGACTATCGTCCGATGTCTCCGGTTCTTCTGCCTGTTTTTCTGGTGCTACCGCCTTAACTGATGTTGATGGTTTGGGGACCTCGACCGTCGGAGTTTCTTTATCATCAGTTGTTTCTGATGTCTGTTTCGTCTCTTTGGAAGTATCCGCGAGCGCTATGCTTGCTTGCTGCTTTGGCTGATCTTCGTGCTTCAGAGCCAATGTAGTAGCGGTCGAAGCGACGATCACAAAAACGATTGCTCCTAAGATTATTAGTCGCTTCTTTTTCATTGCCACATTATAACACATCTGAATAGGTTTAGCACTATATGTCCTAGCACTTTCAGCCTCTCCATAATAAAGCTTAGGTATAAACAACATTTATGGAGAAATACATTGCCACTTCCTAACCCTTCAATGAGCTTCTCGCCCTTCGCAATCCTCACTGCTGAGGAGATGAATGATTTAGTAGAGAATATTGAAGCACTATCGGCTGGAACAGGATTTGGAACAGGGGTAATAACAGCACCCTCCGTCAATTTCGGTGGTGCCGGTTCGGGTATTTGGTGGGAAGAAATCGGCCGAACTGCCATCGGAGTCGCAGGCGACACTATTTCGATTCCATCGATTCCGGTAAGAAAGTACCTCCAACTACAGATATTTGTAGGGCCCTCTGGCTCGTACAATAACTTGCTTAGGTTTAATAACGACTCCGGCAGCAATTATGCTTATAGAGAATCAGCAAACGGTGGCGCTGACGTTACGGCCACAAGTCAATCATCTATTCAGCTAGCAGGAGCCGTAACCACTAGAAACTTCACTTATGTCGTCGACATCATCAACGTGGCTGCTACCGAAAAGGTAGGTTATGTACAACGATTCGATCAACAGACTAATGGCGCTGGCACCGCACCGTCTAAGTCGGAAATAGCATTCAAGTGGGCCAACACCGCCAACCAGATTACAAGAGTAGACCTTATTAACAGTAGTACGGGAGACTTTGCGGCGGGCTCTGAAGTAGTTGTACTGGGACATGACTAAGCAGGTTACATTATGAATCAACTCGCCCCCACAAAAGACGAAATCAAGCTCATCATCGACAACTCCAACTTAGAAATGGAAAAGCGTGTCACAGAAAAGGTGCAGACATCATTGAAGGATTTCGGGGACGCCATCACCAAGAACAACCAAATGTACCTTGACCATATTGTCAGACAAGAGACGAAACTGACAATCGTAGAGAACCAAATAAGAATCCTCAAGACTAGGTTAGCCGTTATAGGCTCAGCGGCAACAGCTTTGGGCGGTCTAGTCGGATTCTTTATTAGCCAATTCACGAACTCTAAATAAGGAGTAGCTATGCTATACCCTATCGAAACCAGACTAGCAAGCAAGAACGGGTGGGATACTCCAGATGAAGCCCGTCGACGGTACGGTAAGTACTCCAGAGGTGGCATTACGTGCCACTGGTGGAATACGCCAGATAAAGCCGGTACGCACGACGAAACGGTCGAGTATATCTTAGGTCAAGCATCTGCCGGCAATATGTCGGTCAACTACGTGGTCAGTGACAAGAAAATCACATTACTGGTCGCGCCGGACAACGTGGCCTGGCACGCTACAGCTGGAAACCCCACGACCATAGGCATCGAATTTGACCCACGCCTAGGCGCTGAAGGCTACAAAAGGGGCGGGTGGCTCATCGCACAACTCGAGAAGAGGTATGGAAAGACCTTGAAGCTATACCGACATTCCGACTGGGACGAGACTGAATGTCCGGGGACTATAAATATCGCCAAGCTTAGCCAAGAAGCAGATAAAGCGAAGAGAGCAACAGGAGCAAAAACTATGACCTACACACAAGCACAAGCGAAAGACTGGCATGATCGCGTTAACGCCATGAAGCCACATGTACTAGCGCTCGTTAAGCTAGTAGCTGCCAAAGACCCTAAGCTTCGCAAGCAGATCGTTGAAGCGCTAGGCGGGAAGCTTAAGTGATGTACTTAAACGTGCCTCCTAGAGTCCGAGCAGCAATATACATATTCACAGCGCTCGGCACGCCGATCATCGTGTATCTCAAGGCAAAGGGCTACATCGGAGACCTTGAGCTAACATTGTGGTCGGGCGAAGTCACGGCGGCTGGAAGCCTTGCCGCACTCCATACGTCAAAAAACGACGATGTTGAATAATCAGCTCTTTTGTGCTACTATAAAGACTCGCGAGATACATGTCACGACTCCAGCAATGGGGTCTGACAGTCACGAGTTAGACCCCGAATCGGCGCCACCGCTGAATCGGGGTTTTAGCTTTGTCAACACTCTTTTTGAAAATCCGTGCATTACGAGACGCCGAGACGCTCTATTTTCGCGTGGGCGCCGTCATCACAGGCGGGTGCGACATATAGACGCATATCATATGACGTAGCGTAATATCCTCGTGCTTGTAATGCATGGTTTTTCGCTCACAACTTCGGTTGCGGGCGATACCTTAAAAGTTAAGCAGACTATCCGGCCGATAGATTCTATCGAAGGGCAGTAGAGTAAGTATCTACTAGGTGGCCTACGTGAAAGTCGTAGGGGCTGATTTTAGCAAGGCTCATTCGATACTGTCGGTCCAGTAGTCTGCTCAACTAGCAAGGACAAATACGTTTAGTGGAAAGTGTACATATTCATTAGACGTCAGCTTTTCAACGATCGTAAGGTGTCATGCCGGACGAGGCGTATTGAAGCTGTCAAAAATGGAGGGTATTCAGTGGAACAAAAAGGCTATGTCAAGCTGCACAGAAAGATTTTAGATAACGACTTACTATATCGCGATCTATCAGCCTATGTAGTTTTTACGCGGCTCATGTTGGTCGTAAACCGTAACACCGGCACGTATGTGACCGGCCGTTTCCGGTTAGCAGAACTAACTATGCTCAAGCCGACCACTGCATACAGCGCGTTAAAACGCCTCCAAAAAGCAAAAATAATTTCGCTTGTCAGTGACAACAAAATGACAACCATTTCTATCTGTAATTGGCACGACTATCAGTCGTCCGATGACAACAAAATGACAACAAACCGACAACAAAATGACACTGAACAAGAATTAAAAAGTAAGAAGAATAGTATATCTACTGACGTAGATATACTTACGCCCGAACAGGCTCAAATGGAGCAGGACGTTGATGAGATGTGGACCTATTGGGAGGACATTACCGGCGTACCCATAACCCGAAGTAAACCGTCAAATCGCATAGCGTGCCGGACGCTGTTGAAAGCTCATGGCAAGGACGGATTGCAGCAGCTCATACGGGCGGCAGGGGTAGCTTCGACTGAGAAGTACGCCCCAAGCATCGCTAACTTCATCCAGCTCAGGGACAAGAAGGGCAATCTGATCATTTGGGCGAAAAAGCAGGGCATGAACAAAGATAGGAAGGTGGTCAAAATCTGATGGCACACACGGTTAAATTTTGGGACAAAGCGTCTGTGGTGGTCACAGATCAACAGGCAGAAAAGATCAAAGCAGCGCTGCTCTCCGGGGCGGAGATGCTTGATATTAACGGCAACCTGTACAAAACGTCAGCTATCGCTAGCGTCGAGAAGGGCGGTCAGTTGCCGATTGACCACAGCAAGCGGCTCAAGGCGCCCCAAGTGCCTGAGATAACCGATGAGATGCGGGTGAAAAACTTAAAACGTTTAGCCGAAATAAAAGAAGCTTTCTTGGAACGGCGCCGTAAGCGGAGGCTGGAGGAACAAAAAAGCTGAGGGATGTTCCGATACTCAAAGGGAACTACCTCTGTAAAATTTAGTAGTAAAAAACGCTACAAAACATACACTGAAGAAACATAAACACCACATTTAGACGAGAGGGTAGCCATAAACGCTAGAGATAGAGTTTATGGTTGTTCTTTTTGTGGCGCGACAACGCGACTAGCATATCACACCTGTAAAGGGTAGCGATATTGTATTTTTCACGCTTGTCAAATATATGGAATAACATGTTAACTGATCTCACTCTACTGATATACGGGAACTGTTGCGCCTGTTCGACGAGTGAGGGGAAGGATGGGAATGGATGGGACATTTCTGAACTCAATTACAGACGAGTTCTTTAACTATTTAGCAACGGTAAAAAATTACTCGGTGCGAACTCTACCCGGATATAGGAGCACTTTAAAGTATTTCTTCCAGGCAGAGAAAATAAAAATACCGACAGACATAAATATACAGAAAGTCGAGCACTATCTTGCTAAACGCAAGGAGGCTGGCATTAGTCAGAATACGAATGCCACGACTATGAATGCTATTAGGGCTTTCTTGATCTTTTGCAATAAGCGCGGGTACGGCAATTTCCAGTTGGAGTTATTTGAAACCCCGAAGCGCAAGCGAGTACCGATTCAATTTGTGACCGAGGAGGAAGTCAACAGAATGCTTGACGTCATTCCACGGTACAGAGACAGGTTGCTTCTACTTGTACTGTTTACTTCCGGTGCTCGTGTTTCCGAGCTTGTACAGATGGCAGTCGAGAACTTTCAGGAAAATCGCTTTACTGTCGTAGCCAAAGGGGATAAGCCGCACACATATCTTTTCGACCCGGTTGTAGCGGATGAATTAAGGGGCTATATGCAGGCCGAGCGGATACCGAGCGGCCCGATTTTCCGTACCACTACCGGCAAACCTATTGGGGCACCCGCGGTCAACCACATGCTTAAGAAAGCTGCAAAATTAGCAAAAATTACTCATAATGTCTCGGCGCACGTAGTACGGCGCGGCTTCGGCTCCACGATGCATGAAAACGGCGCAGACATGCGCGATATTCAAGTTGCTTTGGGGCACGAGAGCATACTTACTACTCAGCGTTATGTCGCCGTAACTGACCGGCGACTCGCGGAATCTCACGGGAAATTTGCGCCAAAAGTTTCTAGGCCTTTCACGCTCCAACAGGGGTATCAACCGCAGAATAGGTCGGCATATCTCCCTGAGTCGGACCTCGACTATTGGAAATAACCTATTGCATATTACATTTGCTTATGTTAGTATCAAGGTAACGAATTGATAGCTTTTCAACTCGACGGACATTCAAACAAGATAATGAAGCGGGACGCAAAAAGACATAAATATTTGTCTTTATGTCAATACTTTGTAACATTTTTGTTAATGTGTAAATAGACATAAGCACTAATAACAGATGAGAAGTCCCG